ATCGTCACCTTTTGTAATCACGTAATCAGTGATGACTACACCACCATCAGGTATTTTTTTACCTAAAATATTGTCGCCAAAATAAACATCATATTTACCATCTTTACCTTCTTGTAGAAAATAAACTTCTGATTCTGAATTTATATTCAGAATGTCCGAAGAAACATCATAAACACTAAAGTCGGTATTTGACTGGGATTGCTTGACTGATACAGTGAGAGTAGACGTATCAATATTGGAATCAGGTATAGTGAATAATTGTTTAGGGTTAGAACCATAGCTGTTTAAGAAAGAATATGATACAAACTCGCCTTGATAGATAGGAACATTTTGAAATACGAAATTTGTACCAACTTTATCTACGGTTACATCATCTAGAGTTACATATCGATATGAAACACCGTCAATCAAAGTTGAGAAAAATGAATAACCTTTAGGTATCGTCAATGATCCTGCGGTTGTATTATTTGTCTGAACTGTTACGTTTACAATAGCTCTCGCTGATCTTGCTGATCGTGGAACATAACCAAATTTTTTGGCATGTGAAACAACAGAATTTCTCAACATTGAACTATCTAAAAACGACTCATTTGCCACCATATTCAAATAGTATGAATTGTAATGAGTGTTATATGCCAATATGTCCAATAGAATATTTAATCCTGCCCCATCAAAATCATAATCTTCAAACTCAGACTGTTGTCTCAGAAAGTCTTTTAGATTATTTTTGATTAGACCGAAATCTAATTCAGAAACATTTAACTTATCAGCCATTTTTATCGTTCTCTATTTAAGAAAAATTCTATTGTTACTGGTTCAGTTCGATTCAACATGAAAAATGTCATCTGAACAGAAAATCTATTATTATCGTATTCTGGTTTAACTATTATTTCTTGCATACTGACTCTAGGTTCAAAGTTTGTAATCGTCTGTTCTATTTCTTTTTGAAGAACTGATGTAGTAATGACATCCATGTTCTCGAAAAGAAATTTATTAACATTTGATCCCAACTGAGGCTGAAAGAGTCTTTCATAGTGATTAGTCAATAAAATGTTCTTGATGGAATTGACAACGGCATATTCATCAACATGTTTATTGATATCTTTTTTGACTGGATGTGCTTGAAAATTCAAGTCCAAGTCTTTGTATCTTTTTATCGTTTGTGTGACAACTGTTGGCATCTTATATTTATTTACCTTTTTAAGTGTTTGATGCTAATTTATTAATATAGTTATCCGTACCAATGTAATTGTCGACCAAATATTTCTGTGTTTTACCTACTCTTGTTAGTCTTTCGACTTTTCTATAATCATCTATTATTTTGACAGATGTTCGGTAGAAAAACCAATCGTCCTCTCGACTCTTATAAATTAAATTATTTGCAGTATTTGCATGCTCAAATATACTGTTTATCTGAGCAAATGTTAGATTCGAAACGTTAACTGATATAGTAGGCGGTGCACCAGGAGAAGTGTTGGGATTTGAAATTACATCAACTCTAATAGAATTGTTTACTGTCGTAATATCACTTCTAATTGAAATCGTGATGGTTTCAATATCATCATTCAAAAACAAACATCTGAAATTACCCAAAACAGGTATTGCATTTGCCAGTTCATCTGTCTCATTTAGCACTAGCAATAGCTCTTGACCCAAACCTGTCGCTTTATCATAATCTGGATAATCTTCATTGCTAAAAGTTAGTTCATTGAAAGTCGGAACGGATGCAGTTACTCCAGAAATGTTATTAGTGTGTCTTTGAAAATAATATATCTGATTTGCAGACAAATCATTTATTATAGGCTCAATTAAAGCTGTGTTTGGATTTGCACTTGAGTCAAATGAATATATCGTGTTAAGTACAGAAGTGAAAGTGTTTACGTTATTCCATAACTTGTTTGTTACGTTTATAGTTGGATTTTTATAAAAATCTGTTCGTATAAAATTTCCGTTTGCTATGTCAGTTTTTTGCCATTCGGTTAGACTGACAGGATTATCTTCTAGAAATTTTATGGTTGCATTAGAGAGATTAGCTGCCTCTCCAAACTTAGTTGAATCGAAATCGTAATTTAGGCGTACAAATACATTTGCTCCAGCCATTATATCCTCACAATAAAGTCATTGGTGCTATTGGTGTTCCAGTCATACCTTTAGGTGCAGGATGTATATGAGAGTTATAAACTGCTCTCATACCAAACATAGATCCAGCAACATCACTTACCATAAATCCATTTATGAATGGAGCGTTAACCGAGAGACCTGCGTTAATAGCTAGTGAAGCATTTATAGTTCCAATAGGACTTGATGCTGGTAGTCCCACCGATACACCACCTGTCTCTGTTACAAATCCTAAAGGACCCGCAGTCACGCCTGTTTCTGCATTTACTTTTGTCTGTGAAGTTACAGCTAATCCAGTAATACCACCGGATACAGAAAGATCACCTTCGATATATGTATAATCGCCCGTTTTTATATTTAACACACCAGTCAGTGGATCACCTACACCAAGTGTCATATCTCCATTTGATATGAATGATGTTTCTTTTTTAACATTAGTATACATTTTACCTGAAATTTCTTGATATAGATTGCCATCTATTTTCTCTATCTTATCTCCTTTGATGTGAACAACCGAATCGCCTTCTATTGTAACTGAGCAATGTCCTTTTATCAAAACATTCTTGTTCTTCAATACTATTTCATAACCATCACCATATATTTTATGAACTTCACTTCCATCTGGATGCATTTCTATGAAAGTTTTACTTCTATGCTGAAGTCGAATTCTCTCTCTGGTTTTCGTGTCGTCCATTTCAAATGAATGACCTGATTCAGTTTCCCACACTTTATTATGTGGATAAACTGGCGCAGCATCAGGATTAAATGCTGATTCTGGCTCTGCCCATGTATATTGACCTGAAGGTGCTGGAGGTATAGTTGACATTATACTGAAAATTTCCTTTCATTTAAATCTACTACAGAATTGCCAGCACTCTGATTAGTCTCAGTCTGGACATTGACAAAGGAAGTAACTTTAGATTGCACTTCTGCAACAGAAGAAACTGAAGCTGGTGTGAGTAATACATCTGCTATTTCGACGGGTATTAGTAAAGTATTTTGTGCCGATCTCAATGTTTCAGCAGATTGTTCTAAAGTTTTTTTAACTTCGCTTATTGCACCTGAAATATCTGTTCCACTCGCTGATGGTAATGTTAGAGCATCACTGAAAAGTTCTGTTATTCCTGATAAAAATGCAGCTATGCAATTAGACAATGAAGCTTTCAATCTAGCTGGTAAAGAAAGTATCCAGTCAACAATTGCTCTGAATTGTCTTGCAATTTCTATACCTATTTGTAACCAATCATTCATTTTGTTAATTAAATTTTGAATATTTTGCAATTGTCTTCTTAGAAATTGTGCAGCTTGAATTACTCGTTGTGATAGTGAATCGGGACTAAATCCTAAAGAGCTTATTAAATTTTGAATCGCTGTTCTTATTTGAGAAACTAATTGAGATTGCTTCAAGTCTTCCCAAATTACTGCGCGCCTCACTTGCGTAGCAATGTCACATACATGAACAACTTCCGCATTGGTTTGTGCTGTCAGTGTTCCTTCTAGAACACCTCTGCTAGATAAAGATGCGCCTGTAACAGTATCAACTTCTCTGCCTGCTGTCTTGACGCCAGGAGGAGCAACAGGAATCATTTGCTGCTCTTCCTCAGTTAACTGTGGACTGAATCCTCTTGTTGTATCATCTTCAGTTCGTTTTATCGCAGGATAAACACCAAAGATAATTGGCATCTGACATGCTCTATCGTCCAGATAATATCCTGAAACATAGTCACCAGGTTTCACATCCAACGACATATGTGTTCCTGTCAAAGGATGTAACGGCATTGCCCAATGCAATTGATCCGATGGCTGTTGATTTAATCTGTCTGTGTCTTTACCTATAATACGACAACGTAATCTACCCATTTTTCTTGGGTCATTTACATTTTCAACAACAGCAGTGAACCAATAAAATTTGCCGTTGAAACCTGGACTAGAATTATCGATGCTCATTTATTAAATATCCCAATCAACAGGTTGATAGAATTTACCTTTAAATGTATTTGTTGCTATTTCTAAAATTGTAATGTGTGAATCAAATCGTATGATATTTCTAGAAGCAATGATCATGTATCTTCCAGATAAAGAAGTGTCTTCGTCAGTGCTTGTTGTTTTTCCGCCTGCAATAGATTTCTTGAAGTTTACCATGTAACCTGAAGAGAGATCAAAATTACCTGGCATTTCCAATCTAACTCTAGTGTTTGTATATGACTTGAGAAGTGCGCGACGTTGTACAATGTATTTTTGTGTGTCATCTTCACTATTTAATGACTCAGGATCATTTTCTTGGAGATAATTACTGTGAGTAAATCCACCTGATGTAGCATGGCATATAATTGATGAATTTAAACTCTGTGATACATTAGGATTGTGTCTGAAATTCAAATTAGAATTTGTTATGCTTCCTGGTAAATTTGCAAGAGTTACTGGTGTTGAAAGAATTGTTTTTTCCCATGGACAAAATGCAACATGCGTTGCACCATGAATACCTGCTTGAATATTTTGCAGTAAGTTATCTTGTGCAATAACTTCCATCTTCCTTGCACCAAAAAGTGAATTATCTTCTGCACCATAAAAAGATTTCGGTTCAAAGTTTATATCCAAAATCTGTGGATTTTTTGTTAACGTTGATAATGAAATAAAATTATATCCTCTGACATTTTCAAAAAACATGTATGTCGGAGATAATTCATTATTTACTGCTTTTTTGGTGCAGTCCAATATACAATCTATTGGACTCTTGCCTGATAATATTACTTTTCTGATTCCTTCTGTTGGTTCAATGTTAATATTATTTCTTACTAGTTCTAAACCATCATCGAGAAGTAAAATATTGGATACAATATTACTGTATGTATCTTTATAGGTTGCAAATATTTTTTTCTCTTTAGATGTTATCCATTCCGATGATACAAAGTGTAGGATAAAAGTTTCAACATTATCTCTCTGAACCCGATTGGTTTGTTTATAAACTCTGAATCTCTTTTTAATTTTACCAGTGCAATCTTGTTTCTCTATTTCAATGTCTAATGATTCGGTGCCATCAAAATGTGATTCTCTAGTCAATCCCAATGAATCTGTTATCACTACACTACCAGTCATGCAAGGTGAAAAAATACTATCATGCATGTTTAGTACATCAAAAATCTGTGTTATATCTATTTCGCCCGCTTTAGTGAGTAAAGATAATTTCTTTATTCTATATGATAAATTATTAATATTACTACTCATTAGACATTATCCTCACAAACTCTTGCTTGACAGGATTGATAAATTCATTTTTCAATACTTTTATGTTACGTTTTTGTTCGTTCAGTTCTAATTCATAATCATAATACGTCTTTCTCTCTTTAGATATTTCTAAGGTCATAATAACATTATCTGGTAATGTGTATTGTGTTGTGGAAGTAGATAGACTTGCATATGTTGCAGAATCTATTTCATATTTTTCTACAGTATTCTCAATAATTCCTTCATAAGTTTTAGTTTCAATTCTATAATATGATTTATAGTTTGTCATTGCCCATTCAAGACCAGTTTCTCCTACACCTGCGAATTGTGAATAATAGCTTTCGATATTCTGAATTAGTGTATCATAATCGCAAGGCCATTGTGTCTTAATATCAACTATGTTGTTAATTTTTAAAATAATCCAGTGATAGAAAGGATCAGAATAAAGTTTGTATGAGATTATTTCTGGGGTATCACCATCTGCAATAGTATATTCATAATATACAGATGAGTTATTAACAATGTCACCAATAAAGTTGAAATTAGTAGTTAGATTAACTATAGTGTCAAGAATATTTTTATCGTTTAAGTTATATACAACTTTAGGATAGTAATTGAAATAGTTAGACATTATACGTCATCGCCTCTATAAGCATCTTTGGTCATAAATTCTATTTCAGTAAATGAAAGGGTCATTCTAATACCAACCGGCATACCTGTCTTTCCTAAACTTGGTGTTAAATTATCAGTGCTTTCATCATATGACTCATATGCTCTAAAACCATCAGGAGCATAATCTATGTTGATACTATCTAATATACATGGTCCTTTAATTTTAGATATATTGTTATTCACTTTACCGTTGTAGTAAAACTCTATATTGAAATCGGAAGGAGGAACAAGAAATTGATTTGCTGTACCTTTTTTAATCTCTGGCGCTTGATGAAATTTAAATTTTTGTATGATGCGTTGTACTCCTAGAGCCTCTGCTTCACTTCTGGGATAAAACATAAAATCAAATTGAAAATTTCTAAATTGTGGACTTGTGTAAAGAACTTCTAGGCGCGGATTCACTGTGCCAAATGACTGAGATCGGAAGATCGTCGTGTA